TTTAGCCTCGATAAAAACTGCTCGACAGGCGGCAAAATTCTTTCTACCGCCGGCAGGTGCCCAGCCAAATCCACTTGCGTAAGGAAGCGAAGCTGTCTGCCCGTAAACGGAACCAAAAGCTCTAACGTCCATATCAGTCGACTGTTTCTATAAGTTTAGCCAAATACTCCGCAGCTTTCTCCAGATCCTGTTTACCGTTTTTATCCTCCCAGCGCCAAAGATATTTATATACACAGCATTCGAGATAACCCTGAAACTTACTCAGGCCCACAGAGGCTTTCTGTGCGTCGTAACACTCTAAACCATCTTTTCTGTAGTAGTCCGGTTTAACAGCAGGATCAACCTGGATTGAACCAGTAGATAACTCCATCTGAGGCTTCGACATAGGCTCTAAGTCTATATGCGTCTTCTCTTCGTACTGTTGTACAAGCGTGAGACCCCCGAAGCACATAACAAACAGATACAAACTCCGCCCCTCGGGGGACCATTAGTTAAGCCGGAACATCTTTTTACAGTCTATGACGTAACCCAACTTATTGTAAAGTTCAGGAGAATACTTAAAGTCATCATGATGCAGCAAACAGTCATCATGCGGCCTATATCTGTCATGTTCCCTAATTACGGGGATACAACGACGATGCTCATAACCAAAGGGAACATCTTCAAAAGCTAAACCCATAGAGCTTCGGTCTGCTATCGGCCAGTTCCGAATACCGACACGGCTAAAGCTCTTTTCAGGATCATAACTATCTGAACGTATGTACTGATCGGCGTCCCGTTGGTCCAGGATCATCGCTCCGTAGTAAGGACTCGCCACTTGAACAAAAAAGTCCACGGTGCGATCGATTACCAAAATTTTCGGCACTGTGAATCCTATATCTCCCCAGATCTTCGGTGTCTCCTTTGTAAGACTGTATACATAGTGATTATCAAAAGGTACTTTTACTCCGTCGTAATTCTCATATCGAATAAAACCGGGCTCAAGTCCAAGACGAGATAACCGTGGCTTCCAACGTAACCAATAATTAAAGCTATTTAAAGGAAGCACCATATCGTTTTCTTGATACACATAAAAATCTGCTTGTTTGTTTAAAACGGATCGCGCTAGATCCATCTTGTGAGCCCAAGTCAGATACCAGCCGTCATACCCAGGCGAAGCGACGACAACTTCAATATTTACTTTTTTAAAAGCACTGAGAAGTGTATTTAGAAGTTCAACATCATCTTGAGCTTCATAATTTACGTATATTCGAATAGAGACATCATAGGGATAAGACTCGTAAGGGCTTATAACGTTTACAAGAGAATTAAGTCGACTAAGAGGATCGTGTGCTGTAATAGCAACCCAAATTTTTTGATTCATTCTTAATACTCAATAGAAAAGTTTCCGCGTTTTTGTAGGAATGTTATTAACCAAACGTAAGCATCCAGCAAATCGTCGTGAGCGGTCGCACCAACGTTAATCAGTTGATCGAACAGAGCGTCGAACTTGCGATATTTGTTAAAGGTAACCCTTTTATTTTCTAAGAGGCCAAGAGTCCCTCGGAAACGGGCAATCTTATCTCCACGGAAACCTTTTATTTCGTGAATGTGGAGGTTACTTAATTCCCTCTCATTGACCAAAACGCGCCTCAAGTCAGCAGCTAATGATGCTTGATACGCAACAGATTCAACAACTAAAGTTACGGTTGAGTATGTGGGTAAAAACGTTTCATTCTGCTTTGTGAGTATCCCCCACTCTAAAAGCATATCGCAGAGTAAATCTATCTTCTCCAAGTTGCCGATGCTTCGACACTGATGAGCGTCAATGATGTAGTACTTATCCCCTAAACGACCTCCAAGAACAAAGGCGGTGTAATCACTTGTCTCATTTTTACTAGCAGAGAGATCTATGCCTACAGCTAGCGAATCAAATTCGGTTACAACTTCTCCCTTAACAAGTAAATCCGGAGAGACAACCAAATCCGAGGTCATAACCGGTTGTTGCTGATACTGGAACGCAAATGCAACCGGATCAAGTTCCTTTTGTCCAAGCAAGTAGTCCGTAGACCACTGTTCGGGCCAGTAGCTAACAGGATCCCCCATATTGTTATACGTAATAGCCTCTTGCGTAACTTGTTTCCAACCTTTAGAGGGTATGAACATCGTTTTATGGATGTCCAGGGGATGGAAGCGAGTCCCCAAGCAAATAGAACGACCACCTTCAAAAATAATTGGAGCAATAACCGAAGACCAGTTATTGTTCATCTCCTCCCGAATAGCGGGGTTTTTAATATCTGCGCTGGACTTAATAGGGTCATCGACGATAACTAAGTGAGCGCGTTTCGACGTGATCGAGCCGCGAAGACCAGCTGCTCTCAGCGTAAATTCCTCGTCGCCCACGCGGGGAATTCCAGCAAAATCAAAGTCGATAGACCAGCCAATATCGGATTGCATTCCAGCTTTGAGCTGAACGCGGGGAAAAACTTTCCGATACTCAGAGGAATCGATAATTTGTCGAATAATTCGACTTTTAGGAATAGCAGTAGCGATGTTGTAAGAAACATAGATGATCTGTAAGGGAAGTTTTGCTGTTGTATGTCTACCAATAATCCAAGCGGTAAATAAGTTAAGTACAGTAGATTTAGCAGAACCTCGTGGAGCAAGAATATCTAGATTTGGGCCAGCAATATCCAGTAAGTATTTATTTGACTCCCCTGTAATCAGATGGTGGTGCCACTCCAGCATATGCTTTGCCGGGGGCTTATCCAGAATCGTACAAAAAGTGTGAAAGTCATCGCGAGCTTTACCGTAGATACTCTCTATAGCAGTAGAAGTATCTTCTTGAGCACGAAGAGCCCGCATTTGGGCCCCTCTTCTGTACGCAAATGTTTCCCGACTAGGCATATCAGTAAGCTGACAATGTTGCTATATTAGCCGTATCAAGATTCTACATCTGAATGGCGAAGATTCTTTGGTACGGCGATGCCTGCTGTAATACTGGATTCGGTAGAGTAACACACAGTGTACTAGAACACCTCAGTAAAGATCACGAAATCCACGTGATCGGTATTAATTACAGCGGGGACCCTCACGACTACCCGTATGCGATCTATCCAGCAGCAAACGTCAATTGCCAGGATCGATTCGGTCTCCCCCGCATCCCAGAAATCATCGACAAAGTAAAACCGGATATTTTTATATGTTTAAACGATATCTGGGTTGCAAATCAGGTCTGGGAACAAGCCCAGTTCATGCGGGATAAGTACAAGTTCAAATTTATCGTGTACTTCCCAATCGATAGTCAGGCTTATATGCCTGATATGTTATCCAATATCCCCCATTGGGATATGGCGATCACCTTTACGGTGGGAAGCGCTCACAGAATTCTCGCACACAACATCGGAGCATCCCGTTTAGGTGTTCTCCCCCACGGTGTGGACACGGGACGGTTCTACCCGATGGAAAAAAGTGAAGCTCGCAAAGCTTTAGGACTCCCCGAGGATAAATTTATCGTTCTAAACGCAAATAGAAACCAACCCCGCAAGCGTATCGACCTAACGATCCAAGCTTTTGCGAAATTTGCGGTCGATAAGCCCGATACCATGCTCTATTTGCACATGGGAGCAAAGGATCTTGGGTGGGATGTGATTCCACTCTTTAAAAAAGAGATGCAAAAGCAAGGTTTAGAAGATTATAAACGTCTTGTACTTACATCACATACAATAAACTACATTCAAGCTCCTTCTGACGAGGTACTGAACCGTATTTACAACGCGTGCGATGTGGGCATAAACACGGCAGACGGAGAAGGCTGGGGTCTAGTCAGTTTTGAGCACGCAAGTTGCCGAAAACCGCAGATCGTTCCCAACCACACGGTATGTGCGGACATTTGGGAAGAAGCGGGAATGCTCGCAAACATCTCCACGTGGGTCACGGATAAAGATCTAGGTGTTGAGCGGGGCTTAGTTGATGTTGATCACCTAGTTACTTTGCTAGATGAGCTGTACTACAACAAAGAAACATATCAGGAAGTAGCAGACTGCTGTTTCGCTGTCACCCAGAGGAAAGAATATCGCTGGGAGCACATTGCTCTCGGTTTCTCTAAAGCTGTCGAAGACTTACTTGCTTGATCATGCAGACAACTAACCGCTTTTATCACGCTTATAGCGATTCGCTGTATCCGATTAAAACGGAACAGACGGGTATACCTGACGTATATACCCAAGCTGAAGCTCTGGGAGGGAAATTTACGCGAATCGTAAAGGGTCTACCGAATCCATCGGTGGCCAACTTCAGTCCGAGTATCGTCCGCCACAACGATAAAACTTTTATTGCGTGGCGTTCCCAACCTGAACCCTTTGGGTTTAGGTACGATCGCAACTACTTTTACCTAAATGAAGGAAGAACAAGTATTTATATCGGTCAACTAGCTGATGATGAGACAATTCTGGGGACGAAACCCCTGCGAAATAAGCCTCATCGACTTAGCTACGAAGATCCACGATTGTTTGTGGGCCCAGATGACTCTCTATACGTGCAGTTTGTGGCCTCTACATATGCCAGCAAGTACAACAAAGGGGGTAAGAACTTATTCGATAACCCCAAAGTTATCGTCTGTTACGTAGACGATAACTGCGACGCTGTTTATGCCGCTATTCCTCCGATCGGAGAGAACAAAAACAAGGAAAAAGCGGAAAAAAACTGGTGCTTTTTTAACTACAAAGATCAGCTGGGTTGTCTTTATTCAACGCTCCCGCTTGTGATCGAAAATGAAACACTTCCCAGAATCGAAACTAACTCAGATGTTCTAAAACCAATCACTCAGGGTTGTCCAACTTTTAACTCCACAGCGCCTATCGATCTTGGGTATGGGTATCTAGTGTTTTACCACTGGAAACATATGACTCGGAGCGAACAAGGACTTAACTACCTTGTATATCACTTAGGTAGTTACATTGTTAACAAAGACTTCAGTGAAATTCTGTATGTAGACGAGAGACCCTTATTTACGGGATCCCTGAATGATCGGTTGATTCATTGGACGGATTACACCGGGAATGTCGTGTCTACGCAGCCGGCGGTTATCCTACCGTTCGGTGCTTATATAGAAGGGACGGATTTAGTAATGTCTCTAGGAGTGAACGATGCCTTTATGGGCATATTTAGAACGCCCCTAGAAAACATTATGAAGCGACTGAAAAAAGTTAACTAGCTTTTTTCCTCTCGTTCCAAAGTCGACCAGACCAGGATTGAGGCATCGTCCAATAGAGCCTGGATGGTCGGCTGTCCATCCAATGTTTGCATAAGTTCCCGCAGACATCTGTCGGCTCCGGCAAGTAAGAGCCCGCGTCGATCGAGACCGTCAGTAATAGCCCGAACAGACTGAATGTGTGAGCGTAATTCCTTCTGAAGAGCGGAGATCTTAGTCGCTGCTGTTGCATGATCTAACATCCCCGTCAACGTCATATCTCGAACATTCTTAATGTCTGTTTGCAGACTGTCAATCTCTATTAATAAGATTTTACGTAAATCTTCTTTAGGGTACTTTTCTTGTATCCACGCTGTTAAGTCGCTGATACTCCCCCGGTAGCCAGGAGATAGAAAGCGAGCGTATAAGTACGCCTCAATATCACTTGCCGCGTTTTTTGCATAATGTACGAAAGCGTCCTTTTGAGATTTATCTAAGGACGCGAGCCAGTCAGCAACCGTGTCAGAACAACCAATTGTCGCCTTAATCATGCGAAGGACCGATGACCAGCTAAGGCTAGTCCGGCACCGAAACGTTTTAAAGCAAGTTGACTTTCAAGCTGCCCGCGTTGTAACGCCAGCTGGCCGCCAAACTGCTCCTTTTGCACGACACGCTGACCTTCAACTTGTCCCCGTTGGAGGGCGAGTCTATTGCGGGTGTCTTCCTGCATCGTTTGTATATTTAAGTTTGTCTTAGCGATATCAGAAGCCAACTGATTTCGGGCTAGATTTGCCTGTAAACCAGCGGTAGCTTGAGCTTGAACGGTAGGGTTCAGCAGAGTGGTTTCACTCTGCAAGCCCGTATTTTGTAACTGAGATACACCTTGAGCATATAAATTTGTAAGCTTAGAAGCAGTCTCAGGCCCCAGTAATTCAGTTGAAGTCCTAGCTTTAGCTGCTAGATCTTCGTTACCTAGTACATTACTGGCGTACTGAGATGCGATACCGGCCTGAAGACCGGATTGCATCTGCTCTTTATTAATTGCTTGATTGAACTGATCGTAAGCTTGCTGACCTTGGAAGTTAGTAGCCAGATTTAGACCCCGAACATACGGAGCCATCATCTGAGCTAACTCCTGCCCAGCGATCGAAAGGCGGGTTTGACCGGGAGAAAGTTGGGCAGCATACAGACTGCTGAAATCACCTTGACTGCCGCCTCCAGTAAGGCCGCCAATCATACTGCCGAGACCGCCAAGCGCCATGCCACCACCGGCTAAAGCACCCCCGAGGCCCGAAAACATTCCTGCGGCACCTGCAGCACCCGCAGCTCCAGCTGTGAGGCCGCCCCCTCCGGCTAAAAGCGGCATCGCCGCAGCGGCAGCAAAAGGTATCGGCACTTAGTTAACCTCCACGAAGATTGGGTAACGGAGCAGAGGCGGCTTTAAATGCCTCGTTGAACGCCTGCATTGTGCTGACATTCGGCTGCTGAGCCAAGTACGCCACACTGGCAACAGCAGCAGCTTGCTGAGCCTGGGTTTCTAACCGCTTGGTTTCAAGATCTCGCCAAGCTCGGATATTCTCCGTCTCCAGTTGACGACGTGTAAGTTGCTCACGCCCTTGCTGAGCAATAGCAGCGTTTAAGACACTCTGTTGAGAGAGAAGCTTATTACGCAGTAACTCATACGGAACATACTGCTCTAAGATCTCCTTGGAAAACTTAGTGGCCTGATCTATAACGGGTTCAGTTTGCTCCTTAGGCCCAGTAGTCGGGGGCAAAGAGGGCTTCTTAGGAGCTTCGCCGGTATCTAGGTCATCATCCGTAGATGTGCCAGAAGTACCTGTGGCAGCAGCAGTTTGTTGAGGAAACAGAGGGGCTAGATCTTCTTTTGCAACCCGTGGTGGCGTACCGTATTTTTCGTAATACTCTTTGATATCCAACCAAGCTTGCGTCGGATCGGTTGCTTTATCGTCCCAAAAAACAGGTTCTTTATTTAGATAGGCTTTTTGTCCACGTTGGCGTTGCTGCGCTTTCTCCAGTGCTTCTTGCTGAGGAGTCTTAGCGGAAGGTTCAAAACCGCCGAATAAGGCGGCAGCCGCTCCAAGGGGGGCTGTAAGAGGATTACTCAGAAGTACACGATTGATATCGAAAGGAGGTAAAGAGAAACCGTCAGCCATAATTTAATAACCCCTCACTGTACTTTAGCAATCTCAGACAACACCGGACTGTTCTCTAATTTGGACCGTTCGTACACACTATTGATGGCGTTAGCAAGCAAATTCTTCGCATAGTCGTAACCGGAAGCTACACGCTCACGCTGCACGTCACCGAGCGATTTAACCTGTTGTGTGCGAATTTGCGCTTCAGACTGAAGAGCCTGATTAATAACGTCGTACTCTCTTTGAGCGCGAAGTTTAGCTATTTCACGCTCAGTCAGGCTCGTGGCCATCTCGATATTTCGGCGCTGAGCTTCATCTAAAAGCTCGCCCTGCGTAGGGAGATCGGGTAGGTCGATACCTAGATACTTCTCAAGAGCGATTCGACGGAAAGCTTCAGGGGAAGATTTGAGTTCATATTCCATACCTAAACCAGCGGGTATGAAATATTTGCTGCTGATACCGGGGTCAATGCTGCCCGGCGTGGCAGCGACGCTCTCGATGGCACCACCGGCAGCGGCCCTAGACACGTCACCAAACCAAGAACTCAATCCGCCGAGGGCATTGTCTTTAGGCTCACCAGAAAGAGCCCGGACGACTTGAGGGTTATTTAAAACTTGAAGAGCTTGCTCGCCGGAAAGACCAGAGCTAGTTAGCTTTTGGAAAGCATTAGAGATGAGATCTACAACCGCAGCACCCGCTGCAGCTCCGCCCACATTCCTGGCGGCTCCACCCATAAAAGCGCCAAGTCCAGGAAGGGCCATATCAGTTCACCTGAGGGCGATCAAATTGCGTCCCGGAAGGGACTTTCTTCTGTAAGTTTACATCTTTCATATTTGTTTGCGGAACCATACCTTGTTCTTTTTGTTGTTGCGAAGGCAAAGCAACAGTCTGAGGGAAATTCGACTGCATGTACATATCTAAGAAAGAGACGGGATCTAAATCAGGCGCATCTCGGCGCACATCTTGATCCCTCAGCTGTTGCTGGCGATCCATCAGCTCAGTTCCTGGTAACGAACAGAAGGAGCAATGGTGCTAGAAGACGGTGCATTAAGTACAGAATACTGACCGCCATAATTGGGCATATCGTATTCCAAAGGACGCTGACGGCTTAGATAATCACCAGCCTCTAGAGCATCCGTATCGATATTGTTGACGAACTGCATAAACAGTTCACACAGTGTGGGATCGTTTAAGATCACCTGGAGCAAGTTAAAAAGTTCCGCCTGTTGATCAGGTGAAACCACACCTGCTTCGAGACGGCGGCTCAGTTGAATACGAGCTTCGGGCTGACGAACATTTGGATACGTATTAAGGGAGCGCGTCGCACCCGTGTTCATGCCGCTCGGATCTTCATGCCCAGGCATTGGGGGAGCAGCCCGGTGAAAATTCCGAAGAATCTGAGCAACCATCGGGGCCGCCACAGCCCGCTCAGCCGGAGTCTCAGGAACGGGAAGGCCAACTACCCGCGCAGCAAACTCATAATCTTGCGGACTAAACACCAGAGCACACCACTACTGATGCTTCCATATTAGGCGAAATCTTCAAAATATCGCCAGGTTGAACATCTAACACCAAACAGATGCGTTCTAGGACATCAGGTGACGGTATATAAGTCTCATCATAGTAGATCTTCCGCGTGGTAGTTGGCGAAAGATTACTCATCTTACTTAGACGAAACGATGAAATACCATATGAGTCAATGATGCCCTTAAGTGTATTTACTAGTTTCCCACAACGGGTATGAGAAGAGTAAAAAGGCATCCCAGTATCAATATGCTGATGTATAAGTTTACTTAAAATCCTTGTATTTTGTAAGAGCTATCCAGGTTGAAGCGATCAATCAACCTATTACAAGCCTCAGCGTTGAAGCGGAACCACTCACATTCATCTTGTTTCATCAAAATACCAAGAGCTTTTACGTTACATAAAAGAGGTCTGTCCTCATAAACTGAACAACTATTATCTACAAGTTTTTCGCAAACACCTTCCGCATCGGTCTTATACGGAAAACTTTTTATCGCGTAATCGAGAATCGGGTTCGTTTTACCTATGTCAGACCCCAGCAGTGGGCCGATAACTCGACAGCAAGCTCCGCAACCAGTGCAGGGGAACTCCACAGGATCAGAACCCTAGGTTCTTGCGCCGAACAAACTCCAGGTCATACGTGGTGAAATCCAGAGGAAGCGAAGGGTTGTTAAAAGGAGCGGAATACACATCACCCTCGACATGCCCCTGCCAGGCTGGACTCCACTTAGCGTGCAAGTAATGCTTGTTCATCTCATGCGCAATGTGAATTTTGTTAGCTAACTCAGGTTCGCTGCGCCAGGTCTGAGAACCATCCGCATAATCACCACAGGTCTCTCCGTGGTAATAAGGAACCCCGACCGTCATGTGGCGCTTCAGTTCCTTGTTCTTAAAGCGCATTCCATAGTCCATATCCTCGCAGTAACCCGGATATAGGTTCTCATCGAACAAACCATATTCCTGGACAACCCAGTCTTTCAGCAAGAACACATCCCAGCTGCCGTTCTCACCATGTACCACACCTGTTTCTGCATCTTGAGCGTGTGAAACCATGCGGGCCAGGAACCCTGGCGTATACATTATATCGTGATTTGTTATGACCCAGTAGGGGGCGTTCATATAAGACTTGATAATTAGGTTCCAAGCCCCAGAACAACCCAAGTTTGCCGGCATGTGGCACACAACCACACGCTTCACGTACTTATGAGGAACCTCTTTCAGCAGGTCCAGCTCCTTCGTAATCTGATCGCGACCGTTGTTATTGAAAACAACAAACGTATCGACCGGATAATCAATACTGTAAAACAGTCTGTAAACCCAGTGCGGTGCGTTAACAACCGCCGTACCGATAACTGGAATAGCGTCCATGAGACTCAATTGGTACGGGAAAGAACGAGCAGACCGTTGTTGTGCTTGCAGTCGATAAGCGTCTCCCAGTGTGGATTCAGATCCATAAATGCGATGATCGCGGGCATCAACTCCGACGCAAACGAAACGGTGTCGTGGAACGCCAGGTACTTCTGGGCCTTATTGCCGTGCAACTTGAGTTCTTTCGACAGGCACGCGAACGTGTGGTCCGTATCAATGAAGATCGAATCCACCTCAGGCAGCTCAATATCGAACGAACTACCCTTAATCAACTCACAGTTAACCCCTTCAGCTTTGCCCGCCTCGAACAGAGCCACAGCCTCGGGCAGCAATTCAATATCGTAACTAACCAGACTGTCGGGCCGAGCTGCAATAAAAGCCGCGCTGCTCAAACCCTGGCGCACACCTAGCTCAACCAGTGTGTTAGAACGCGCCGCGAGTGAATAAAGTAAAACTAAGTGCTCATTGATATCAGAAGGAGTCTCAAGAGCACTGATAAAATTACGTGTTACTTGCGACAAAACAGCGTGGAAATTCTGCTAACATGCTAACACTAATCGATACTTCATGGCCACTTGCGTCTGGAGCCCGGAGAACGACCAGATCACATCCACATCGGGTTTGACCTTCCTGATGCACCGGGACGATTCAGCCAACTGCCAGATGCACCAAGTCGGTGTACCCGAGGCCGCCATCATTAACTGGGCGCAAAAGGAATTCGGCAACCCCCAAAAAACCTTTATCGACGGTGGGGCTCACATGGGCGCCTACTCGATCATGCTGGCTGACAGCTTCAAAGAGGTGCATAGTTTTGAAGCCCAGCGTCGAACGTATTTTCAACTGTGCGGAAATATCTTCATTAATGAAAAATCAAACGTTTTCGCCCACAACCGTGCGCTCACTAACCCGTCCCGAGCAAACGAAATCACAACCTTGTCCATCGTTTCCGAGGACGGCGGCGGCTCGACAGTCTGCCAACCCCATGCGCCTGTCTTAAAGCAAGAAAAAGTTAAGACAGTTACGATTGACCGTTACCACATTCAAGATGTCGGTCTGATCAAACTCGATATCGAAGGCAACGAACTCAGTGCCCTCCAAGGCGCGACCCACACACTAAACCGCAGCAACAAACCCCCAATCATTTTTGAAGCCAACAACGACGACTGGTATGCCCCGAAGAAAAAAGAACTATTTAACTACCTCTATGTGATCGGATACGAGATCTCGCAAATCCGACCATTCGACAATATGTACGTGGCGACTCACAACGAAGACTCTAAGTAAAGTCCTCATGCCTTTCGGGGTGAGCCTTCAGCCAAGCTACTTTCAACTGATTGGCTTTGGGCTCTACCAAATGAAAACTGCTGACCGTACCGATCTGGTCGCCCACACGGACTTCAACGCACCCGTCGTCCAGGGTTTCAGTTTCAACAGGAGGGAAGACCATCAGTGGACACCGGAATAAAGGTATGCAGCTCCTAATAAAACACTAACAAACACAGTTGTAATTATGAGAATTATATCTTCTTCGAACATATGAATCCTAATTTGAGATTACTTAAGACTAAGGCTCAATCTCAAGCAGTGTGAGTTCAGTTCCTGTTTCTTTAAACATTTGAATCGACATATTAAAACTGTCACTCCAACGATCCGGTATTGGCATATCAGGCGCCACAACTCGCTTGATTCCCGCCTGGATCAGCGTGGTGCAGCATGAACTACAAGGCAAAAACGGCCAAACATAAATAGTTGCCTTATCAAGCGAAACACCATTTCGAGCAGCCTGAGAAACGATGTTGGCTTCAGCGTGGATGGTTCGAAACAGCTTTTCTTTTCGGTCGTTTAACCGACCGGGGAGATCAGCGACTCCACGAGGGAATCCGTTGTAACCTGTCGCCAAGATCCGCCGATCCCGGACACACACCGCCCCGACTTGCGTGGAGGGATCTTTGCTCCACTGGGAGATGTGTTTAGCTAACTCAAGGAAACGTTGATCCCACATGGTTTTTAGTGAAGGTGACTACTGG